ACGGGATTTTCCCTGAAGAATTAAAGAAACATGCTTCTGAAGATGCGAATACGGTTGATATGACGGCATAAATCAATTGAAAATGAGGGGTGGTGAATGAATTGCTTCCTATTATAATACCGTCACAACCAGACACAGAGCTCTGGGACGAAGCTAACGAAATATTTATACCAGTAAAAGGTATGAAGGAACAGAAGTTACAATTGGAGCATTCTCTCATTGCCCTTTCAAAATGGGAGTCAAAATGGTGTGTTCCATTTTACGGTAACAAGGAATTAACAACGGAAGAGACTCTCGATTATATAAGATGCATGACAATCAATAATAACGTTGATCCGAGAGCATACAGCTATCTGACACGCGATATGATAAATGATATATATCAATACGTATATGCCCCGATGACCGCGTCCACAGTACCTGATGAAAGAGGTAAAAGTACTGGAGAACAAATCACATCGGAGCTTATTTATTATTGGATGATCGCTTGCGGCATTCCATTCGAATGTGAAAAATGGCATTTGAATAGATTGATCATGCTTATAAGAATTTGCAACTTTAAGAATAGTGATCCGAAGAAATTGAGTGCGAATGAATTACGAAGTAAGTACGCATCTATAAATGCGGCTCGACGTAAAAAGTATGGCAAACATTAGGGGATAAAATGATTACATTCATACATAAAGGCGACTTTTCAAAAGCCACACGATGGCTCGAGAATATGAAGCAGAATGTCCATCTTAGCATTCTTGATAAATATGGAAAAGAAGGAGTGGCAGCACTCGCATCTGCTACTCCTAAAGATAGTGGTTTGACCGCGAATTCATGGGGGTACAAGATAGAGCACTCATCTGGATCAGATAAGATAATATTTGAAAACTCGAATATAAACAAAGGTGTGAACATCGCCATTATATTGCAATACGGTCATGGTACTGGCACTGGAGGCTGGGTCGAAGGAAGAGATTATATCAATCCTGCGATTCAGCCTCTTTTTGACACATGGGCGGATGAAGCGTGGAGGGAGGTCACTAAGCTATGAGTACAACTGTTGATAGTAGAGTACTTGAGATGCGTTTTGACAATAAACAGTTCGAAAGTGGTGTGGCCACTAGCATGTCAACACTCGAAAAATTAAAACAAAAATTAAATCTTTCCGGAGCAGCGAAAGGAATGGAAGCCATAGGAGCCGGCGTCGAAACTATTCAGGCTAAATTCTCTGCTCTTGGAGTTGTTGGTGTAACTGCGTTAGCAAACATTACAAATAGCGCAGTGAATGCGGGCAAAAGAATCACTGCGGCATTGACTATTGATCCTATAAAGACCGGTCTCGCAGAATATGAAACGCAGATAAATTCTGTTCAGACAATTTTGGCAAATACAGAAAGTAAAGGAAGCACACTTCAGGATGTAAATAGAGCCCTAGACGAACTTAATACATATGCCGACAAAACTATCTACAATTTTACTGAAATGACAAGGAATATTGGTACTTTTACTGCAGCTGGTGTCGATTTGAAAACATCAGTTTCTTCCATAAAAGGTATAGCAAACCTTGCGGCGGTATCTGGTTCAACCTCACAACAGGCATCAACAGTTATGTATCAGCTGTCGCAGGCTCTGGCAGCTGGAAAAGTTCAGCTTATGGACTGGAACTCTGTAGTAAATGCGGGTATGGGCGGCGAAGTATTTCAAAATGCACTGAAAAGAACCGCAACCCATATGGGTAAAGATGTTGACGGACTAATTAAAAAATATGGTTCGTTTAGAGAATCTCTTACTCAGGGTAATTGGCTTACAGCTCAGGTTTTAACTGAGACGCTTACACAGCTATCAGGAGCTTATAGTAAAGCGGATCTCATCGAACAGGGATATACCGAAAAGCAAGCAGACGATATAGCAAAACTTGCCAAAACGGCTGTTGATGCCGCTACAAAAGTAAAAACATTTAGTCAGTTATGGGATACCTTAAAAGAAGCTGCTCAGTCTGGATGGACTCAAAGTTGGGAAACAATCATTGGCGATTTTGGAGAAGCAAAAGAGCTACTTACGTCCATCAGTGATAGTGTTGGGGCGATGATTCAGTCATCTGCAGATGCTAGAAACAAAGTACTGAGTGAAGGACTCAGCACCGGTTGGAAACAGATGCTAGATCAAGGCATATTTGATGAAGATACCTTCAAAACAACAATAAAAAAGGTTGCTGAAGAGCATGGTATAGCTGTCGACGAAATGATTGATAAGGCGGGTTCTTTCGAAAAGTCGTTAAAAGAAGGATGGATCACGGGCGATATTTTAACTGAATCCATCGACAAAATGACTAAGAAAATGTCAAAATTATCAGGCGAACAGCTTAAAGAAAAAGGTTATACGAGTGAGCAGATTGAAGGACTGGAGAAGCTAAATGAATCTATAAAAAATGGTTCTCTGAATATGGATGATTTCGCTAAAAAAATGGCAATAGCATCCGGACGAGAAAACATGATAGAAGGTTTGAAAAATATTTTCACAAGCATACTTGATGTGATTAAACCTGTAAAAGAGGCATTTAGAGATATATTTCCAGCAACGACTGGCGATCAACTTTACGCATTCACTGTCAAATTTAAAAAGTTTTCGGAAACTTTAAAAGTTAGCGAGGGCACAGCTAACAAAATAAAAACGACTTTCAAAGGTTTATTTTCTGTGTTGGATATAGGTGTTGAATTATTCAAATCGGTAGGCAGCCGAGGGTTAAAAGCACTAACAGGTTTGACTGGGTACAGTGGCGATATTCTTGATATGGCAAGTGCGTTCGGAGAATATCTTATAAATCTTCGTGAATCTGTCATTGACGGAGATGTGTTCGAAAATGCTTTAGATAAAATTTCTGATCTATTACAGAAAGGTGCAAATAAAGCGAAAGAATTCGGAAATTCTATTAAAAATAGTTTTTCTAATTCAGATACTGCCAAAGGCTTTGTTGGTATGATACAAGGATTATTTGGAGTATTAAAATCAGCTGGCTCATCAGTGGTCAAAGCTGTGCAAGAGATATCCAAAGTGTTAACGGACATGCTTGGCGGTGGAAATTTATTAGATGTCATTAATAATGGCTTGTTCGCAAGTATTCTATTATCTGTACATAAATTCGTAAAAAATTTATCTGATCCATTTAGTAAATCGGATTTTCTCGAAAATGTAACTGATATACTTGATGGCGTGAAGGAATCACTGGAATCTTATCAGCAGAATATTAAAGCTGGTACATTGTTAAAAATAGCTGGTGCTGTTGGTATATTAGCTGCATCACTGTATGTGATATCTGGGATAGATTCAGATAAAATAGCAGAATGCTTATTTGCAGTTGCTACATCCATCGGTATATTAGTTGGTGCAATGGCTCTTATGAACAAGCTAAACGACAGTGATACAAAACCGCTAAGTGGTATCGTAAGTTCATTGGCTGATATAGCACGGACTATTCAGATGATAGGTCTTGCGGCCGCAGTGGCTATATTAGCTGGTTCGATGAGAATAATTTGTGACCTTGATTGGGAAAGCCTGGCTAAAGGAATGGCTGGGTTGGCGGGAATGGTTACGATGCTTGTTGCTGCCGCTAAGGTTATGAATAGTGAAGGTAAAAATATAACCAAATTTGCAGGTCAAATGATATTAATGTCGGCTGCAGTAGCAGCACTCGCAGGCGTGGCCAAATACCTTTCTTCAATGAATTGGGAAGAACTTGCTAAAGGCGGGGCGGGTCTTGCAGGCATCATCACAATGCTTGTTGCTGCGGCTAAAATCATGAACAGTGAAGGTAAAAATATAACCAAATTTGCAGGTCAAATGATATTAATGTCGGCTGCAATCGGGGCTGTCGCTATTGCCGGAAAATACCTTTCTTCAATGAGTTGGGGAGAACTGGCAAAAGGCGGTGTCGCGTTAGTTGGAGTAACAGCTTTACTCGTGACAGCCGCTAAAGTTATGAATGACGGATATTCCTCAATAACGAAATTTGGCATTCAAATGGTTCTGATGGCATCGGCCATGGCTATTATGGCTCCAGTGTTGAAAAGTCTCGGTGATATGAGTTGG